CCTTTTTATGGTCTGCAAGTTTTGGGGGCTTGAGGGTGATCTTTATCTTATTCCTCTCCTGTGGTATTGCTGTCATCGAAGGAAATTTCAACCTCTGTTACCTTGACCTCAATGCTTTCCTTCGGTTTCCCGTATGCCCGGTTAAGCAGCATTTCAGCCGCTTTTAAATCGCCCTTGATTGCCTTTTGTCGGATTACTTTTAGTATCGCCTCGGCTGCGCTCATTCCGTTTTGCTCGTCTGAAAGTACCTCGGCAATCAGTAGGTCAAGCGCGGGCAAACTTCTCTTCCTGCCTTGGTTCTTTGCCCCGCCAGACTTTAATTTCCCGCCATTTCTACCCGGTCGCATTTGCTCCATTTCACGGAAATTTTACGGAATAAATTGGAGCGGCACAGTCGAATCGAACGCCCCCTCCCGGTTGGTATCCGGTTGCTCTCCCTTGTGAGCTAGTGCCGCATGTTGTTCTTTTTTGGGGTATGGCTTTGCTAGTGCCTTACACATGGGTATTAGTGCTTTGTCAAGTGGGTAGATGTATTTGTGTTTAACACCTGTTTCGTGTCTAATCAAGTCTTCGGGTTTAGCGCATTTAACTTTTTTGCCAAACTCAATCTTAAAGCCTTTTTTATCCACACGTCTGTCGTGGATTTCTTTGCCTGTTTTATCCGTCCATTTACAGCAGGTAATTTTAGAGCCTGTAAATGTCCAGTTCATCGCTTGGTATATTGTGCCGTTGTGACCTTGATCACTATCCGCATAACTAACTAATAGTTTACACAATGGGCTTGATCTCTTAAATAAACGGATAGCCATTGAAACCGCTTTTGTAGTTACGCGTTGCTTTCCATTTAATGCAACGCGAACCAACTCATAAACAGTCCCTTTTGTTAGCTTATATGGCTTTTCTATTCCCATTATTCCAGCACCAAAAACCACAACTCCACACCATTCGTTTTTGTCGTTAAAAACGGAGTAAGCAATAAAATTAACTGGCACTCGCTTTGCATAATGAAAATTCATGCAAGCATACTTAACAGCCTTTAATGATGCTTTTTCAAGTCTCATATTTCACCTGCACTTATTGAAAAATAGGCTTTTGGATATTTTCTATCAATTAATTCTTGTATGTCGATTTCTGCTTTTTGCAGTTGTTCAGGTGATTCAAAAGTAATTTTTAATGTAGGCGGTTTATTTTTTTCTTCCCCTATTAGTTCATCTTCACCCGGCATAACCGCAAAGTCGGGTATATCTAATCCCCACCCCTCCAACTTCTCCGTGTCCCATTCATTCGCTAACTGCTCCCAATCCCACTCGCCGAAGCCTACGTTGTCCTTTATGAGGAACTCTTGGCGTTGCTCGGCTGTCCAATCGTCTGCCAGTACTATCGGCAGTTCCTTTAACCCAACCTCGGTGGATGCCTTTAGGCGCATATTCCCTCCCAATACAACGTATTTGCCATCGGTGTCCGTATAACACACCAACGGGCGTTTTTCGAGCATTTGCGGGAAGTCGGTAATCGACTGCACCAACTTGCGGTACTTATCGTCTTTTATCAATCTTGGGTTTTGCGGGTTGGTTTTAATTTGGCTAATCTTCGCCATAATTACCCCGCCGTTGTTTTGTTGCTTTGCCATCGTTTTATGTTTCAAGTATATCAATCCCTAACTCGTGCTTCATCATCTTTTTCTTGAGGTTATACACGGGCGTTTTCATGCCCTTGCAGTCCTCGACAATGAGGTGGTTTGTTTTATCGTAGTAAACGAAATCGGCTTTGTACTTGCATACGGATAGGTTAAAAGTAACTTGTAGCCGTAGTACGGATATTTCACCCGCCTTTTCAAGTAACTTCAATTCCCCGTACCGCTTCGCTTCCTTTTTGGAATCGAACTTGATGCCATCAACGATGGTTTTGATGTTGCCGTATTTGCGGTGCTTCTGCATTATCATTGACCTTCCATTTTACGGATTTGAATACTTTTCACGGGTTGCACATAACCGAGGCAAGTGCTTTTAACCCCTTGCTTATGCTCATCGGGGTGCAGTTTTTCGTATGCCTCGCCCACGTTACCGAACTCGTTAGGTACATCGTCAACAATAGCCACAATGTCATAAAAGGCGGCTTCCTCGCCATTACGGCGGGTTTGGTGCTTGATGCGCCCGGCATCGATGCGGTTTAGGTCAATTTGAATCTTATATCCTTTAGCCATTTGTCATCTTTATTTTAGTGCCATCCTCGTATGTAATCTCGATAAACTTGATAGGCGATGTTCTTTGCAAAGGTACGGCTATTTCGATTTCACTCGGCGCATCCTTTGGTTTTTCAAGGTGCTTGGTGCGTTCCACTAACTTATCGTAAATGGCTCGGTAGTCGGCGTTGGTATCGTAGTCATCTTTAAAACGCTTGAGCGAGTTCATTGTGGTGGTGTGGTCGCTTTTCTCTAACCACATAATCCGTGAGTAATGGTTCAGCGATCCGTTGAATAACTCCATCATGCGCTTTATCGCCATGTTCCGGGTGAGTATTATCTCATCGTAACGCCGTTTGGCGAATACAACATACTTGCTCACGTTATTCAACTTACACGCCGAGCAAATCACCGCCAGTTCATCGGGGGTGCATTTCGCCATGTGCTTGGTGGCTACTTGGCGGAATTCCTCTATGAGTGCGGGTTGTATGGTATGAAAATTACTGCTCACTCGGTTCGGGTATGTTGAAGATTTTATAAATCTCGGTGCGGATTATTCGCTTGGTTGCTTGTGGGTAGTGCATATCCTCAAGATGAAACAAGGCTAACTCGCATATTAACGAGTTAAGATATTCACGCCCCTCTAATAACTTGAAACCGATTTTCTTCGTGGTTAGAATATTGCGGTACCGGTTGATAATGTAGTGGGCAGTTCCGATGTATTTGTTTTGAATTTCCATTTTTTACAAAATTAGGTGGTGATTAGTTCTTTTTGTGTGTGTTGTTCCTTGTTTGTGGATAACTCCACCGTTCTTTTATCTTGCTTATAAAGCAAGTGCTTCATGTACTTTGTGACCCGGATAGCGTTTTCGTACGTTAAATCCTCGTACATATTGGCGATATTGGCCACCGATGGCCTACGCTCCAGTATCATAGCCGATGAGTACACCTCTTTGTATTTTTGGAACAAGGCTTCATCATTTTTTATCAAAATGTTGGTTTCCTCTATCCCGTGCATAACTGAAGAGTGATGGCGGTTAAAGAACGCCCCTATCCGCTTTAGGGTATAACCCGCACCTCGGCCATAACTGCCGTAGTTCTCGTGTATTATCGTCATTGCTATGTGCCGAGCATCGCTGATGTACCGCTCACGGGTACTTGCCCACAAGTCGGAGGTACTGCATCGGAATACGTTAGCGGTGGCAATTACGATAAAACGCACGTTGTCGGGGAGTTGGTCGAGGCTTGTGGTTTTTGGGTTTTTGATTGAACTTTTAAGTTTTGGCATTATTTTGAATTTATTTTGTTTTGAATTGGTTTAAAAAGGTAAATCCTCGCCGGGCAAAGATAACTGGCTCGGCGGTGTTGTTCGTGTTATTTTGGTGTTTTCGTGCCGTTCGGGTGCTATCTCGGTGAACTCGGCATCTTGTGTGAGCATTTTTTCGTTCTCAAAGCGTTGTCGACTTCCATTGAAGTCGAACTGAAATGTGGCTAACCGCCCGTTTCGATGTTTTGCGAATGACATAAAACGCTCATTCGCTCGGTATGGGTTTTCTTTGATAAGTTCCTTGGAGTTTCCGAATAGAAAACACACTATGTCCGCATCTTGCTCGATTGCACCCGAATCACGAAGGTCGGACAACTTCGGCTCGGTGTCCGTTCGGCTTTCCACCGAGCGGTTAAGTTGGGATAGGGCGATTATTGGAATTTCAAGCGTCTTGGCAAGTAATTTGAGTTCTCGGCTAATCTTGCTAATCTCTTGCTCACGGCTCTGCGTTTTCTCCGTGCCCTTCATAAGTTGCAAATAGTCGATAATGATTAACCCAACATTATGCACCCGCTTCATTCGCCGTGCTTTGGCCTTTAGTTCGATGGTGGTAAGCGAGGCCGTATCATCAACGTAAATCGGGAGCGTTGAGGCGGTACCGGCTACTTTGGAAAGATGCTCAAATTCCCCTTGCGATAAGTTACCATTTTGGATATTTGATAGGGGTAAGTCGGCTACGTTGGCCAACATCCGCTCGGTTAGTTGTTGGTGGTTCATTTCAAGCGAAAAGATACCAACGGGCGTTGGGTTCTGCGTATCGGTTACGGCGTTAATGGCAAGGT